ATGGTGTTTATTGTGCTGTCATGTTTATCGTTTGGCATAGGCCATCAGGATAGTATTTTTATTATGATTTTTAGTGTAGTGGTTGAATGATTTCTAATGCGTTTCTGATTCATGGATAATGAGTTGCTGCTTCAAATATCATAATTATTGATTATTGCCCGTAAGTTTATAATGCTTTTTTCATTTATTAGGCTCCATTAATTCATCAAAGAAATTATCGCCGTTAACAATATTATCAGAATGAATATCACATTGTGCGCATTGAATCTTGGCTTTCAGTAACTGAATTTTTATTTCTTCGACTTTTTCATCGTCGTCAATCGAAAAGATGGTGTATGGTTTTTCGTGGTGATTCATTTGTTTGGGTTCCCGTTACACTTTGGCTTCATTTTCCAGGAGAGTAGGCCGGATAAGCGCAAGCGCCATCCGGCACCAAGTGAACCTGTAAGTAACGCTTACAGGTTCAGCCGTACTTCACTGGAGAGTCGCCAGCGTGCTCTCAATTCTGTTCAGCTTCTGATTTGCCTCTTGCAGCTCATCCTGCAATCGTTGTTCCTGCTCGCCGTAGACCATCAGGACGATACAGCCGTTCATCACTTTTACGGTAATCTGTTGCCCGGTATCAAACCCTGCCGCACGGAGCCATTTGCCGGAAAGAATAATTTTGGGTGTAGATTTGTCGAAAACATTCGGGCGATATCCCACAATTACCGAACGCTCGGTTCCGGATTGGTCGCTGTCTGGGGTAGAATGCGAATCAGCCATAATCAACTCCTTGATAGTTGGTGAGGTTAGCTCTCGTCGGGTACTGCGAATACCGGGCGAGGGCGTTTAAAAGTCAGGTCGCCAGATGTAAAGGTACGTACCTGAATGGTGATATCTTGCGCTTGTAGGTACGTACATGTCAACGGCTAAACGCGACCCAAATCAGTCCAAATCCGGAAAGGCACCGACTTTTCAGATTCGTATCACGCCGGAGTTAAAGGCGCAGTTCGAGGCTGCTGCAAAAGCAGAAGGGATGAGTTTAGGGAATTGGCTCAAGACCTTGGGGAGAAGAGAACTGGCAAGATTGGGTATTGAGCCGCAGGATAAGTAAAGAATTGATTAATTTTCCTGTCTATTCGGAATATTTATGATTTCCATTTTTAAGGCATTCTCCCCAGAGAAAATCGCAGCTAAACCCTTCCTAATTTTTGACTGATCGTTTTCTATTGCTCCGTGGGCCACAGGAGAATAGATGGCTGTTTGTAATTGCACTCGCTCAAAGTCATAGCCAATATCTTTTGCGATTTCTGACAATAGGTCTAAGAAAAGATTATTACTTGTTTGGTTCCATATGGCACCTAAAATATTATCATTATCAGGGTAAGATGTATTCAAATGTGCAAAATATAACTTCCATGAGGATAATACATTACCTTCAGAAGCACTTCTTTTGGCTTTTCCTTTTTTAATTTTCCCGTAAAATGCTAAGTCGATCATGTTTAGTGCACGAACATGTTCACTTGACAGCCTGGCGCTCTGAGATCTGGTAGCCATAAGATGTTTGAATATGTCAATTTTTAATGATTTCTTCTGGGAATATCTTTCTATAAATTTTTGTGTCTGAATGGCTAATAATGGGCTAATTACAGTAGCAGCAATAGCCATAATTGTAAGAGCAGTGCTCATATTAGATCCTCGTTATGAAAACATTTGGGTGAGGATCATAAAGGAATTTGTGTGCTGAAAAGATATGGCAAATGACTGGGATAAGGTAAGAATTTTGGCGGAAGATCACAGGAGTTCGATATGCATTTTAACACCATGTATTTATTGTGATTTTAATATTTTCCTTCTCTTTTTTATACACATCTCTATACACATTTGCTGGACTGACAAACTATCTATTGATAAGTCACCAGTGACAGACCTCATAAAAAACTTTTTTTTAGAAAAACTGTTCACACTGTTCACTGAGTATTTTTGTTTATTTAAATCATTATGTTACACGGTGAATGGTTGGTGAACAGTGAACACTTTACTGTTCACTTTTGCCGTTTTGCAGGTAAAAAAAGACCGGCGATTGCCGGTCAGGGTAGGTTATTTCGTTATGGGGTCATCACATTTCGGCAGCCAGTCGGCGTTGCTTTCCTCTCTTAGCGTGAGATTGGTTTGTATGCCCTGATTTTTTCGGCGCTTCTCATAATTTAGCCCGTACTCTTTCAGCATGGCTGGCAACCCCTTACCGAACATAGTCAGGCTCAGGGTATTCCTGTAGCCGTGGGCTTCCATATACGCCAGATAGGCATGATACAGATACAGGCGCGGCTGACGCGGAATGATGTTGGCATTGCCAATATACATACCCTCAGGCTCCGGCAGTGTTTCAAGGTAACCACAAAAATCAAATGTCGGGTCGGCATCACGTTTAATACTGAGCGCCTCGTCGGAGTTCTGCTGTGACTGGAGCAGTGCGCGGGCGGTCATCGGGTCGCTGAACCTCTGCATTAGCTGGCGCACAATCACGGCCAGCTCACGGGCGATTTTGTTCTTAAGCTGCGGGTCGCGCTCCTCCGGGGCAATCTGTTCCGGGAAATGCAGGATCACCCGGCGACGGGAAACACCGCCGCTGCGGTCGGTAAATCGCATAGGGTTATTGTTCACTGCCAGAATCACTGCCGGAATATGGGTGGAGTACGCATCCTTGTATTTCGGGTCAACGGAGACCGCATCCCCGCCGGTGATGGCCTTGAGTCCTGCCCCGTCACCGCTCCACTTTTCCTGATCAGGCAGACGAATCAGCGAGAAGCCAATCAGCGCAGCGCGTTCGCGGGGTGATTCCAGCGTTTCGATGGTGGCCGACGTGGCGTTATCTTCCCCGGCAAGCATGGTCGCAATTTCGGCCAGAATACTTTTCCCGCTGCCACCCGGCCCGGTCACTTCGAGAAAGAGCTGCCAGTCGTAACGGTTCGCCAGCACCATAAACAGCGCGGCAAGTATCACGTCGCGTTTTTCCTGTCTGCCACCGGCGGCGCGGTCGAGCCAGCGCCAGAAATCCGGGGCGTGGGTTTCCAGCGTTTCGCCCTCCACCGGCGGGGTAAAATCGACATCACAGAGTGTGCGCAGCCAGTGCGATTTATGGTGCGGGCTGAATGTGCCGGTGGCGGTATCGAGTACGCCATTGCGAAAGCCAATCAGACGCCGTGCCGGGGCGTCCTGCTGCGGAATAATCAGTTTCAGGGTCTCCACCACTGAGGCAATTTTCCCCGACGAGAACGGGGCGCGCAGTCGCTGGAACAACCCGGCCACGTCGCGGGCAAAATCCGATGGCGGAATGATTTTCCATATCCCGGCCTCATAGCGGGACAGAAGCTGGCCGTTCGCATCCACGGCCAGCGCTTCGCCGTAATGTTCATGCACCCGCATTGCCTTTTCACTGGTGCTCATGGCGGTAAATTCCGCCTCACTCATGGTAGTGAAAGGACTGTCAGCCGGTGGCTGGATGGCGTCATAAATCGCTTTCCGCGTGGCCTCCTCTCCGTGCTGCATAAACGCATCATTCCAGTCACCGAACACCGGCGGCAGGGCGACAATGCCCTCGCAGGCTCCTGCGGCCGCAGCGGCTTTACTCTGGCCGTTGCCGTTAAGGTCACGGTCGGCGGCGAGGACAATCTGACACGCCGGGTGTTTCTGGCGGGCAAGGCTCGCCAGAGAAAGGAGGTTCACGGAGGACAGCGCCACCATGACGGTTTCCCCGGTCAGGTGATGCACGGTGAGCGCGGTCGCATAGCCCTCCGCAATCCACAGGCGTTTTCCTGCCTGTTTTTTCCCTTCGATGATATGACACGTCCCTTTGACCTGACCGCCTTTCAGGGTGCGTTTGAGAGCGTCAGAATTAATAAGCTGAAGGTTAACCAGCGCCCCGGTATTGTCATACAGCGGGACAACCACATCACCGGCGCGGAATGTCACGCCGCCGGTTTTATGCATGACGGTGAGCGTCAGACATTCCAGAGTGGGGAAGCCCTTTCGGGTAAGGTAGGCGTTGCCGGTGGCCGGTCGGGTTTTCTCCATCAGTTTCGCGGCCAGCTCGGCCGCCGCTTTGCGATCGGCATCGGTTTCAGCCTCTGCGGCCGCAATCACCTCCGGGGCAACCAGCGGCAGGTTGCCGGTGACAGCATTCACCTTTTGGGCGGCCTCTGAGGCAGATACATCGAATACCCTCTCAACCAGTTTAAGGCCGTCACCCGCGCCGCACTGGTTACAGAACCACGTGCCGCGCCCCTCTTTATCGTCAAAGCGAAAGCGGTCAGAGCCGCCGCATACCGGGCAGGCCTGATGCCGGTTTTTAATGACCTTCACACCCAGCGCCGGGAGAATGCGCGGCCAGTGGCCGCAGGCCTGTTTTACGGTTTCCGTTACATTCATTTTCATTGTTATTTTCTCCCTCAGTGCAGTACAGGCGATGTGATGTGACGGGCGCAAAGTTCATCCATCACGGCGAGCCCGAGAAAGGACAGCGACGGCGCGGCTTTCAGTGGTCCGGATTCCATTAAATCTTCCAGCAGTGCACAGGCAATCTGACGACCTTTTTCCTCGCCGTGCTGACGCAGATAGAAACCCTCCAGCTCGGCGGCAATGGCGCTTTCCAGTGCATCGAGGGTGAGGTAGGGATAGCGGTGCTGACGCTCGCATACCGTCAGCCATGCACAGGCCACGGCGCGACGATACAGCGCGGCGCGTAATACGGGGGGTAATGGCTTTTTCATACATTCCCCTCCCCGGTCAACCACTGCTGATTGCAGCGTTCGACCACACCGTCGAGCTGGGCGGTCATGAGGTAAATCACGGAGGTGAGCTGTGACTGCTGCACCGGGTCACGCCTAACGGTCGCGCAGTCCTGCACCTGCATCAGCTCATTGACGAGCTGGCCGATGTTGCGCATGTGCTCAAGGCATTCGAGATCACGGGCGGTAATGGTGATGTGTTTCATGCGCGCACCTCCGCAACCGGCAGGCGGCCAGCGAACGAGAGGACGTAATCGCGAACGAGGGAAAGCCGTGCGGCGTGTTCATCACCGGCAACGGTGCGGAGCATACAGATACGGGGTTTACGGTCTGCACGACGAACGGCGGCAAACACAAAGACAAACTGCGGGTGTGACGGGGTGAGGGTCGTAGCCATAGGGGCAACCTCCTTGAAGTAGCGGTTATCGCCACCACCGGAGTTCTCACGCTCGGGTGGTAGCCCAGACGGGGGTGAGAAACCGGCCTTCAAGGGAACCGGCCAGCCCGAGGGCTGCCCCGCCTGAGCCACCATTACGCAGATACAGCAACGGCTAAAGAACCGATGCGTAAACAACAGGTGCACATAGGCATAGACACAAAAAAAGACGCATGGCGCGTCCGGTGTCGCCTTGAAGTAACTCGGGTTCTCACGCCCGGCTGCCGATTTTGCGACAGCGGGGAAACTATACCTGGAAACGGCGAAAAGAAGCAAGCCAGAAAAAGGGGCTGTTTGCTGAACGGTCATCATCATGCGTCATAGCCCCGGTTGCGTTCGGCAATACGATCTGCCATCCATGCGGTGATTTCAGACTGCGCCCACGCCACGTTTTTTCCGCCGAGGCTGATTTGTTTCGGGAAAGCCTCGCGGCTGATGAGGTCGTAAATGGTTGACCGGGACAGGCCGCACAGATGCATCACTTCAGGCAGGCGGATAAAGCGCTCCTGAACGGCATCAGAGACCGGCATCAGCGGCGCGGCAGGGGCAGAAGACGGGGAAGAAAAAGCAGTGTGCATCGGGCTACCTCACAAAGTCCATACAGTGCCGGTCGTGTCCGTCCGGCTTCGGGTAGCTCTCTATTTTGTGAATATTTTCCCTCAGAGCAACAAGTCATTTTGTAGTGCTTCACCACACGGCAGAGCGATTTTTGAACAATGGCAAATGCTGGCAAACAGATGCAAATCAATGCATTACATTGCAGTAACTTTAAGTACTTTCACTTATATATTTCCTCATAATTAATCGGAAAAAAGACTAAATCCGACACCCCAGGCAAAAAGCAAAAAGCAAAAGGTGAACAGTAGTGAACAGTCGGTGAACAGTTATACCCTCAACTGTTCACCCTTTATCTTGCTGTATTACTTATCTTTTTCTTTCCAGTGAACAGTAGTGAATAGTTATAAGTAAAAAAACAAACGGTGAGTAAGGTTTTCCTGAGACCTTTCTCTGGCAAGTCGGGTTTTAAGGTCTGTTTGTGTCATTTTTGCCACAACGCCAATGAATCGTGTTGTTGTGTCTGGCGCGGCAGAATCTCCTCAGATTGAAACGAAGAGGAGACCCGACATGACTCAGACCGCTGTTATTCCCGACTACCTTAAACCTGCAATGGAAAGCCTTGAGACTGCCCGCTTGGCGCATCTCACCAGTGCCCGATGCATGGATGAAACCACGGCGGCCATCAGCCAGGTGAAAGCACAAAAAAAGGAACTGGAGCAAGAAAACGGCAATGACTCCGGCGCATGGCGCGCCGCCTTTCGTGCCGGTGGTGCTGTCATTACCGACGAGCTGAAACAACGCCATCTGGCGCGCGTGGCACGGCGGGAGCTGGTGCAGGAATGTGACAATATGGCTGAGGTTCTGTCTTTTGAGCTGGACAGCCTTAAGGGAGCCTGTGACCGGACGGCCAGAGCGTACCGTCAGGCACATTACAGCGTCCTTAGTCAGTATGCAGAGCATGAGCTCGATGTTGCCCTGCGTGATACCTGTAGCGCGCTGGTCAGGGCAATGAAACTCAACATACTGGTTCTGAATAACCCGCTTGCCAATACCACCGGGCATCAGGGCTATATCCAGCCAGAACAGGCCGTTATGCAGCAGGTGAAAGACCGGCTTGAGCAGGCGGTGAAAGGCTGCGATATCCGTCTGACCGATGAACCGGTGCTGTTTAAAACAGGACTGTCGGCCTCCACGCTGCCGCATATGGAGCATGACGTTGCGGCCACTCCTGTTCAGCGGAAAGTCTGGCAGGAAAAAATGCGGGAACGTGAAGCCGACCTGAAAGCACGGGGGCTACTGTCATGATGCGTTGTCCTTTCTGCCGCACGGCGGCTCATGTTCGCACCAGCCGCTATATGTCCGAGAGCGTTAAAGAGAGTTACCTGCAGTGCCAGAATGTGCACTGCTCGGCGACATTCAAAACGCATGAGTCCATCTTTGAAGTGATACGTTCGCCGGTCGTCGATGAGAAACCCGCGCCGGTGCCGACAGCCCCCATGGCACCCCGTCGGGTAAAAGGCTGCTACAGCTCGCCGTTCCGCCATTAATCAGGAGAGACAACCCGTGACCACCCTGACCTTACAGCAGGCCTATGACGCCTGTCAGACGAACAAAACCGCGTGGCTGAACCGTAAAACCGAACTGGCCGCCGCAATGCAGGAATATCAGGAATTATTGCTGGATGACAATGCATCAGGCTCCCGCAGATTACAGTTGCTGCGTGACCTGATTGACGTAAAAAAATGGGAGGTTAATCAGGCCGCCGGTCGCTACATCTTCTCGCACGAGGAAGTGCAGCGCATCAGCATCCGTAACCGGCTGCATGATTTTATGCAGCAGAACGGCGCAGAGCTGGCCGCCGCTCTGGCACCGGAGCTGATGGGGATTAAAAACCAGCCCGAGATGGTAAAAAACCGCGCGCTTGACCGTTCGATGGCATATCTCCGTGAAGCTCTTTCCGTCTGGCTGGCCGCAGGAAATGACATTAATTATTCTGCACAGGACAGCGATATTTTAACGGCCATCGGATACAGGCCTGACGCGCCTTCGCGGGATGATAATCGTGAAAAATTCACCCCTGCACAGAACATGATTTACGCACGTCGACGCGCCGGACTGGCCGCGCAGTAGCCTGTCAAAAAATCCCTGTAAATCCCGTCATTTTTCCCGAATTAAGCCATGCATCCATAAGGTGCATGGTTTTGCATGTGTTTTCCCGCCTCTGAACTCCCTGCCAGCGCCAGTTGCGGCGCGTCCTGAGGCCACCTTTGCACCTGCATTAAAAGCGGTCCTTTAAGCGGGCAGGCGTGGCGGGGAGAGCATTGCGCGCTAGAGCATGTTGATATTATGCATAATGTAGGGGGCGGGAGTAAAAATGGTTTTTATAGATTACGAGGGATGTTTGAGGCTTTTGGAATTAGCATTGAAAAAGGCACCGAAAGGTGCCTTTAGTGAAATAATAACTTAGCTGACAAGTTTTAATTTCGGGGGCAAGGAGAAACCTGCATCAACAGGCAGGTTTTCTAAAATTAATTGATAGACGTCTTCTCTTTTCTGATGAGGGAGATCAGAAAGTTGATTCATTATGTATTTTTTCAGTGCATCATTTCTATCCCATTGGATAGAATAACGTCCATTATTTATCTTTTGCTCTATTTTTACGAGCGATCGATTCTCGTCATAAATATAACGCATGGAAATAATATTTTCTTCATCATCAATGTGTTCGCAATAATTCATGATGAAATAAATAAAAGAATTGACCTTATATGTTTCAATCTTTTTGTATTCTTTTTCAAATATAGCTGTTATGAGTTCGTCAGGCTGCACACCCTTTACTGAACAAAAGGCAGCTAAATTCTTCAAAATTTGAGCTACATTAATCATTTTAACATCCTCGATACTTCATCTAAAATTTCAGGTATTGCATTAATGGAATTCTGCAAAGTTTGGTTATCTCGTTCTTTTACAGGACCAAATTGTCTGTACAATTTACCCAAAATGAATTTTACAATAATAGCATCATTTGCATCAGTTGTCTGTAAATTCCTAAGGTGTGGTGAAAAAATAGGTTGTAACTCTCGCCCTTTCTCATCAAGTCCATTTATTATCAGAAGGTTAGATGCCTCTTCCTTAATCTTTGCGGTTAAGATTTCTCTCATTTTTTTACGAGCAAGGTGCGGCCTTTTTTCTAATAGGTCTTGGTCTATTACACCTGCAGCCTTTCTGGATTCTTGTTCAACTAAGTTTCTTTTAAATAATTCCAGAGTGTCTTCAGGTAGCGTTAGTCCTGCATCAAGGCTTGCCTTCTTAAACTTCTCTAACTGCTCATCAACTGTTTTATTTATCTCAGCTCTTTTCTCTTCGAATAAAGAATTAAAATCAATATCTTCCAAATAAGAGTCTTGATCACTGATATAGGCGCCTTCACTTGCTACACCAGCTAAGAAACTTTCTCTTTCTCTATAATCATCATCAGTAAACGTATATTCGCGATTGATGGTTCTACGGGCTCTATCTACCTCGCTCTGGAAGTTTTCCCACATCGAGTTTAATCCTATTTCTTCATGGAAAATCACGACCCCATTATTATCTATTTCAAATGCCGTAATCTCCTTGTCAGGAATTGCACGTAGAATTCTACCTACGACTTGAGCAAAAGCGTTAAGACTTCTATAAGGTCTGAATATTGCCAGTATACTCAAATATTTATGATCGTAGCCTTCCATTAACATATTTACTGAAATAACAACATCTGCGTTATGATTTTCAATGTTAAGAAAAGCATCTGCTTTTATTTCATCATCCATTTCACTATGAACAATAATTACACGCAGACCTTTTGCCTCATACCATTTAGCTAAATCTTCGGCATGAGTAATGCTGCATCCTACAGCGAGGATTTTATGTGGGACATTAGGAGACGCTTCTTTAAGTATATTTAACTTCAAAATACTATGCTCAATCACATCATTTGAACATTCAGGTGAGAGCGCGACACTTTTTTCAATCCATTCTTTATCTTTAAATTCTAAAATATCTTCTTTAGTAAGTTTTTTATTAGGTATATCTGGAGTCGTAAAATACAGCTCATGAGCATTAACAGTTTCTTTTCTTAACCATTTGACATACTTTGCCCTCATTACTTCTGATAACGGTGTTTCATGAATTTTCTCTCCGGGAACTTCTTGAGCATCACCACGATAAGGAGTCCCTGTAACATGTAAAACTTTTGCAGTAGAGAAATACTTAAGTGCATCACGCCAGCTTTGAGCTGGGGCATGATGTGCTTCATCAACAATGATAAAATCAAAAAAGTCTTCTGGAACTCGATTAATGAGTGCGCTTTTTCTGTTACCTGATATGCGTTGTATATTAGAAAATATAATATGACTTTTCTCTAAGTGTTCAGGAGATATGTCTGGTACATATTCACTGACAACTGGAATATCCTTACTGCTGAAAACAATATCATAATTTATCCAAAAATTATCTTCTAACACTTCTTGCGTCTTTCGAATACTATCTTTAGTAACAAGGCCAGGTGTAATAATCAACACTCTTTTTTGAGATACCCCGTAAGGTGCAATAGAGATTAATCCACTCTTACCTGTACCTGTAGGTAGAACCACGAGAGCTTCACGTTGACCCGGATTGCTGAAAAAATCCCTTATTTTTATATAAGCCTCAATTTGTGGGGTTCTTAACTTTCTGTTACCTTCGATATTTACCGCTGTGTTAGTAAAATAAGACATATGGGTTCCTTACATTAAAAAATCAGCATACCACTGAAGCATTTCTTTCCGTTGTAAGAGGTACTGCGCATGGTTGTAAGTGCCTCTTATACTGTTTTTATCAACATGCGCCAGCTGCAACTCTATCCAATTACTGTTATAGCCTTTCTCATGCAATATTGTCGATAAACTATGTCTAAAACCGTGTCCTGTAGCTCTTCCTTTATAGCCGAGGAGCTCGATTACTTGATTTACGCTTTCTTTGCTGATGGGTTTTGCCCGATTGTTCCTACCTATAAAAATGAAGGGATAATGACCTGTAATAGGCTTGAGTTGTCTGAAAAGGTCAATCACCTGAGCAGATAGAGGCACAATGTGAGGTCTACGCATTTTCATACGTTCCGCTGGTATCTCCCATATACCTTTTTCGAGGTCTACTTCTTCCCACGTAGCAAAGCGCATCTCCTGCGTTCTTACACCAGTCAGCATGACTATCTTCGTAGCATTTTTGGTGATGATGCTACCGGTATACGCTTCGAGATCCTGAATAAAATGAGGCAATTCTTCGGCAGATAGAAATGGATGATGTTTTTGCTTAGGAACAGCTAGAGCGATGGCTAAATCAGGCGCAGGATTGTATTCAGCGCGGCCAGTTATGATTGCATAGCGATAAACCTCACCGCACCTCTGACGCACCTTACGTGTTTTCTCAAGTGCCCCACGCTTCTCTATTCGTCGCAATACTTCAAGCAGTTCTAACGGTTTGATTTCACTGATAGGGCGTTTACCAATGAACGGGAACACATCTTGTTCAAATGTCTTAATGATTTCTTCGCGATAGGCCACTGTCCAGCGGTCAGCTTTGTTGGCGTGCCATTCTCGACATATAGCTTCGAATGAGTTTTCAGTGGAGAGCTGCTGAACCAGTTTCTGGGCTTTGCGTTCCTCAACCGGGTCAATGCCATTGGCAACTTGCTTACGAGCGGTCTCACGCTTCTCACGTGCTTCAGCTAGGCTCACAAGGTCGTAGCTGCCAAATGACATTAACCGCGCTTTTCCGGCAAAGCGGAAACGGAAACGCCAGCCCTTCGAGCCATCGGGATTGATAAGCAATGACAGGCCTTGCCCGTCGTTCAATGTGTATGGCTTGTCTTGGGGCTTTGCTCGTTTGATTTGTATATCTGTAAGTGCCAT